TAAGACCCCGGCTATGACCATGTTTTGGCTTAAGTGCCGTGCCGGGTGGCGTGAGACACACATAAACACACACGAAGAATTGCCACCAGTGATTGTAAATACGGGTGATAGTAATGCTTAACGCCTATGACGAAATGCTAATGGAAGAGCGAGGTATTGCCCCGGCCAGTGCTGACCGCCCTATCGTTATTAACTTAACGCCACCACAATCCCGTGTGTACAACAGCAAGGCCCGGTTCATTGTGAACGTAGCAGGGCGGCGTAGTGGCAAGACATATTTAGCCCGCACTAAGCTAATGGAAAAGGCAAGCGCAAAGCGTGGCGCACGGGTTTGGTACGTGGCACCAACATACCGCATGGCCAAGCAGATTATGTGGCAAGACATCAAGGAGCTTGTCATAGACAGCCAGCGCATGCGTGGCACGCCTAACGAGACTGATTTAAGCATACACCTACTGAATGGCAGCACCATTGCCCTACGGGGCGCAGACAACCCCGACAGCTTGCGTGGTGTGGGTATTGATTACTTGGTGTTGGACGAAGCCCAAGACATGAGCCAGCAAACGTGGGAAGCGGTATTAGCGCCTGCATTAGCTGATAGGCAAGGCGAGGCAATGTTTAGCGGCACGCCCAAGGGTTACAATTGGTTTTATGATTTATGGCAGCAAGGGCACACAGACCCAAGCTGGGAATGTTTTCGCAGTACAACACTAGAGTCGGGCATTGTGCCTACTGAGGAAGTAGAAAAACAGCGGCGCAGTATGGATGTGCGTTTGTTTAGGCAAGAGTTCGAGGCCAGCTTTGAAACCTTAGCGGGCCGTGTATACCAGCCATTCATACGTGAAGATCACGCAACACCGGAAGTGGTAGACCATGGCGGTGAAGTATTGGTTGGCATGGACTTTAACGTCAATCCAATGTGTGCGTGCATTGCCTACCGGGTTGCCGACCAGTTGCATATTGCTGATGAAATTGTTCTGCCCGATGCCAACACTGAAACTATGGCGCGTGCATTAGACCAAAAGTTAGCCGGGCGGCATGTTATTATTTACCCAGACCCAGCGGGCCGACAGCGGCGCACTAGCGCAGCACTGGGGCATACAGACTTAAGCATCCTTGAAAGCTATGGGTTTACCGTCATTGCGCCTAAGCGCGCACCTTTGGTGGTAGATCGTATCAACGAAGTAAATGCCATGTGGGAGAACAGTGCCGGTGAAGCGCGCATGTTTGTACACCCACGTTGCAAGCAGCTTATTAAAAGCATGGAAGGCTTGACCTACAAAGAGGGCACCAATCAGCCCGATAAGTCGGCAGGCTTAGACCATATGGCCGATGCACTTGGATACCTTGTGCATGGGACGTTTCCAATCAACTCAGAAGTCGTGGGCGCGGTGCGCGTAAGCGGTTATTACTAAAGGGGGCCGTAATGCCTATTTCAGACAAACATAACGAATATGATATTTATGGCCCACAGTGGCGGCGCATCCGTGACTGCATTGCAGGCGAGGACGCAGTAAAGGGCAGCACAACGCGGCATTTGCCTAGACCCGAAAACATGATGCCCGACCAATATGATGCTTACATCACTCGCGCTATGTTTTACGGCGCAACAGGGCGCACGCTAGCCGGGTTGAGTGGCGCAGTATTTCGCAAGCGGCCTATCGTACAAATACCAGACCGTTTACGTGACGCGCTTGCTAACATTACCTTGACCGGCGTGCCGTTTGATACGTTTGCGCAGCGTGCAGTTGAGGAAACCTTAGCACTGGGCCGCTATGGTGTGCTGGTAGACCGGCCACCAGAGGAAGATGGGCGTGCATACATGCGTGGCTACCCCGCCGAAAGCATTTGCAATTGGCGCACGGTTACAACCAACGGCAGCGAAAAGCTTGAGCAAATTATACTTAGCGAAAAAGGCACCCGCGTAACTGATGATGGGTTTGGCAGTGATACTTATGACCGTTACCGTGTGTTGGAATTGGATAGCGAGGGGTATTACCATGTTCGCGTATTTGTTGAAGGCCGTGATGTTGATACGTTTATACTTGATGAAGAATACACGCCTACAAAGCGCGGTGAACGGCTGGACTATATACCATTCCAATTCTTTGGGCCTACTGACCTATCTCCAAACGTAGAAAAGTCGCCATTAATTGACTTAGCTAATGTAAACATAAGCCACTACCGCACCAGCGCCGACTTAGAGCAAGGCAATTACCTAACTAGCCAGCCAACGCCGTACATTACTGGCATGCGCGCAGACCATGCGGGTGACTTCCCTATTGGCAGCGGTGCTATGTGGCTGTTGCCAGAGGGCGCACAGGCAGGGATGCTTGAGTACAAAGGCGCGGGGCTTACGTTCCTAGAGAACAGCTTAAGCCGTAAGCAAGGTATGATGGCGCAATTAGGTGCCCGGTTGCTAGAAGACCAAAAGCGGGCAGTTGAGGCGGCAGATACGGTGCGGTTGCGCAGTAGCGGCGAAAGCAGTGTGCTAGCCAACCTAGCCAACAGTTGCAGCATGGGCTTATGCCAGTGCTTGGAGTGGGTAACAGATTGGGAAGGTGCCAACCCCGAATTGGTTGAGGTGCAGCTTAACACAGACTTTATGGATACCCGTATGGAACCGCCAGAAATGCGTGAGCTTGTAGCCGCGTGGCAAAGCGGTGCAATCCCAACAGATGATTTAATTTATAACTTACAGCGTGGCGAAATTTTACGACCAGACTTCACTATTGAGGAGGTAAAAGACATGCTTGCAGGCAATGAAACGCCCGTAATTGGTAAGGCATTGGATTTAGGCGATGCCGCCGATCCAGCAACCCCCATCGCAGCCGAATGATCGGTGGTTTGCGCAACAACCAGATGACCCCCATGACGATTGCAGTCATTGGCTGGGTAAGATGTAGAGTGTGATTATGTGGGTTGGTGTGCTTCTTATCTGTGCTTCTTTTGCGGTTACAGATTGCGCGCCATTAGTAAGCCCACATGCGTTTTCTTCACAAGGTAAATGCGCAAATGAATTAGCTCAGTTGCAAAACCAAGCCCGACAACAAGGCTTGGTGACAATGGGCGTGTGTAGAAAAGTAAAAGCGCCGGGGCAACCCACGTAAAAGGTAAGTATAATGGCAGTTGGCAAACCAAATCCCGTTGGCAAAATGACAGGCGCAAATGATGGTGTGGCCGATGGTATAATAACCCATGCCGTTAACCTTGAGCGTTTAAAAAGCAGTGAAGTGCAGGCCGTGTGGGCAATGTTACGCAAGGTGCAGGGTGACATTATTGAACAGCTTAACGCGCTTGACCCTACAGCCGTGGGCGGCAAAACCCGCATTAAGCGCCTAGAACGCTTATTGAACAACACCAAGGCGACAATACGGGCTAACTATTCACTAATACAAAAGCATCACGGCGGTACGCTTACAACGATTGCCGACTTAGAGGGCAAGGCCATACAGCAAGCCGTGGGCGCAGGCGTGGGCGGCGAACCTAAGATTGGGGTGGCTTTACTCAATAGCTTGCCCCCTACCCCTGTATTGCGCGCTTTGGTTGATGACACGCTGATTATGGGCGCGCCGCACAAAGAGCATTGGGGCAGGCAGGCGGGCGACTTGCAACAGCGCTTTCAAGACCAAATGCGCGAGGGAATACTGGCCGGTGAAGGTGTCGATAACCTAGTGCGCCGTGTGCGTGGTACGCAGGCGGGTGGCTTTAAAGATGGCATCATGGAAGTAAAGCGCAATCAAGCGGCAGCACTCGTGCGGACTAGCGTGCAAGCGGTAAGCAACGCAGCCCGCCAGACGGTCATAGAGGCCAACGCAGATATATTCAATGGCGTACAGTGGTTAAGTACACTCGACAGCCGCACTAGCGACATATGCAAGGCACGCAGTGGTTTAAGGTGGGATAATGACTTCAACCCAATGGGCCACAGCAAGCAATGGTCGGCACCACCAGCGCATTGGAATTGCCGTAGCGTTGTTACGCCTATCACCAAAAGCTGGGAAGAATTGTCTGGTAAAAAAGTTGCCATGAAAAGTGGTGAGCTTACCGAAAACTTTAAGAACGAGTTGGGCAAGCTTGGGTTCACGGCAGTGCAGATCAAGGGCATTCGGCGCAATATGCAAAGCAGCATGGATGGCGCAGTGCCCGCTGAGTTTACCTATGAAGATTGGATACGGCGCAAACCCGAAGATTTCCAAAAGCAAGTGCTAGGCGATGCCCGGTGGCGGCTATGGAACAGCGGTAAGATTGGTTTTGTTGACTTGGTAGACCAGCGCAGCAACCCGCTAAGCTTAGACCAGTTGCAAGAGCTTATTGATAAAGGGCGCACCAGCATAGCGCGTGCAGCAAAGCAGGCATCAAAGCAAAGCGCCGAGCAAGCGGCACAAGAAGCGGCAGCATTAGCAAAAAAGGAATTAGAGGCTGAAACCTTGCTGGCGTTATACGCCGAGGGGGGCAAGGGGTTTGTTAACTACCAAAAAGCTTTGACCAAATTACAAAAAAAAGGCGATTTGAATGGGAAGAGCTTCCAAGAAAAAGTGGCTATGGTACAGGCCGCTAAAGATGCGGCGCACAGCCAAGCGATCATTGCAAAAATCAAGAAGAAATTTGGCGATGGGGCAAAGCTATCACCCTCAGAGCTTGCATTGTACAAAACACTGGACGCAGACGTTAAGGGCGAAATACGAATACTGGCTCAAGCCAAGGGATTGCAAAAAGAAGTAGATGATGAGCTTGCTGCGTACAACAAAGCAGTAAATGAAAAGCCATTGTTGGTAACAAGCTATGGCCTTGATACACCCAATAAGCTTACAAACCTAACAGGCAGCCCACAGCAAAAACTGGCCCAAATACAAGTGGCAAAGCAAAAGCTAAGTGATGCACTAGATGCTGAGTTGGAAACATTTAAGGATATTAAACCTTTTATCCTTGATAGCGAATTTGGCGGCAAAGAAGGTTCGGTAAAAGCTATTGCTGTCAAAAAACTGGTTGGCGAGTTCAACGGCACAAAAGACTTTTTAGAAAAAGTGCCGGGGGCTACCAATAAAGAAAAGCTTGCAGCACTTACAAAAGCGCAAGACGAAGCCATTGCCGATGAAGTGGCCAAACAAACCGCTGCGCAATATATACTGTTTAAATATGAAAATGCGCAACAAGGCGGTGGCCTT